AAAGCAACTGTACCTGTTGGGTTTGCTATAACTCCGTCACCGTCTGCCGCGTTGATAACAAGGTCGAGACGTGATGAGAACAACGGTGCCCCGATAGTTCCCACATCAGACCCAGCGGCCCCGCGCAATTCCGTAGCTGTAGCAAGGGGTTTCCAGCCGTCTTCGGCTTCGGGGTAACTACCCACTCGGTACTCAAGGCCGTTAATGTTGTCGTTCCTGATCTGAATAGGAGCTTGCAACACGCCCTCTTTATCAAACAAAATCTTCAAGAGTTCAGCAACAGTGCTGTCTCCTAGTTCAGCAGAGTTCAGATAGCGCACGATATTCTCGATGTCTGCGCCGATATTTCCTGAACTCGTATGGTTTCCTGGGTACAGGACTTTTAAGCGAGCCATCTTATTTCTCCTTGTGTAGTAGGAACGCGAAACTGATAACCGTGCAGTCGGTATCAACGTCTTTGTCTTCAGTACGAAAGCGTAGGCGAAGCCCACGGAAAACGTGGTTAAACGGGAAAGAATAGTCTTGAACCAGCGGAGCATCGCCCCACCGCTTATCACCTTCAATACGATCAAGGTTCACCTCAATAGATCCAATGTCGGAACCATTTTCATCTGTAATATCTACGTAGAAACGGCCACGGCCAGTTGCTTGCACAATGAATGTGTGAGACCTCTTCGTTCCTAGAAAGTCACCCAACCAAAGAACTGGTGTCTCTGCGTTCATTGGAGATCTACGAAGATCTGAAAGCCCTGTGTCCTGAACGAACGTACGCGCCGTCGCTTCGTACACACCATCGGCTGTTCCGAACATTAGCCTGCCACCCAAGAACGTGCCGCAACGCGGCAAAAGAGTGTCACCTAACTGAAAGTTTACGAGCTTGTACCCAGCACGGAAGTTCATAGACAATCGGGTTGTCTGGGTGCCACCTGGCCTTGGAAAGAATACGTGGTAAGATTGCGTATCAGGGTCATAGACCGCCGATATGCTCTCTGGATTTGGCGTTGTGCGTACGAGTTCTTGGTATAAAGGCTCAACCTCATCAGACAGAGATGCTTCCGCGATGGTAATGCCGTTCTGCTCGGAGCGCATAATTGAGTGAATACCGCGACGAGAACAGAATAGGAGATCTGATCCAGCGTTCACAATCGTATTGTGAGATATACACCCGATGCGGAGATTAGCACGACTGTCGAGCTGCCACTCTTCAAAGTCAGGGTCAATGATGTAAACAAGCGTCTGGTCTCTGGTGAAGACAGCAAGACGGTTTGCTTCGAACGTACCCATCCCAACAATCTCATCGGCTGTGCCGATAAGGTTACTGATGTCGATGAACGCTGCCCGTGTGACTTCTTCGGTAGGCGCTTCTTCCTCCAAGAAAATGTCGGGATTGTCTACGCGAGAGAACTCAATAGTCGTGGGCCTATCCTTAAACCCAGCAGCAGCAAGGCGGCGCTGAATAGGTACGCCGAACTTCGGCTTGATCGAAGCCGTAGATGTCGAGAACTCAAACCCATCATAACGGTACATACGCGTATCTTGATTGAAGATATGCACTTTACCCTGGAAGTTAGTCATAGAAACGATTGCGTCCTTGGAAAACGCGTTAAGAAGTTGATGCCCCCTATCAGACGCGAGGTGGGTTCCCGCCGCGTCTTCCTCTGCAAAGCACACGCCATCACGGTTGTAGAAACGCAAGCACTTTACGGGAAATCGGTTCGATCCCTTGTGGAGATAGAAAGCTGGGTCGCGAATAAGCTGACCTCGGTAGTCAACAAAGCAGTTGTCTAACTGCCAGAAGTTTTGCTCCTCCTCGGTCTCCAACGCAGTAACGTCGCGAGAACGGTCAATACCACGAAAGCCGTAATAGGTACGGCTTGTGGACTTAATAGATATTGGGGAATAGGCAAGTCTCGACATTACATGTACCTGTGATTAGATCCGCCATCCACTATCTTCATTTCGTACTTCTTGTTTCCGTACGAACGCTCGTGCAACAGGTTTGCCATGTTCGCCTGATACAACTGAAGAAAGATCATAGCCTTGTCCGAGCCTTGCTGAATGAAGTAATGAGCCGTTAGGCCATCAATCATGATCATGTCGGGTACGGGACGTATTTCAGTTATGTCGTTGTAGTAATCAATGTCTTCGCCGCTATAGTATGGATGCTGCCGCAAGTCCTCTATCACTCGGTTGGCAAGTTCGATCATGAGCATCATGACCTCACCATCCACACGGGACGGAGAGAAGTTGCCCGCTCTAACGAGAGCAGAGCGTACTAAGTTTTCTAGTGGGGAGTGGTCGCCCCTGCCCGCAGAGAAGGGCTTCTGTACGCTCTTCTCAGCCATTTAGTCTTCCTCTGCGTTAATCACTCGGCCAGACCAAACCATGTGGTGCTTCATGAGGGCTTCGGTTAAATCAGATGGTACGCGCCAGCTTACGTGCTGCCGTGAGCCATCCCAGATACCGCGAACTCGCGCCTCGCCAACCCGTAGGTCGTAAACCGAAGTTTCTGGGCTTGATGATACGAACATTGTGAATGCAGATTGAGGCTCGGGAGCCTTCTTTGCCTTTGCTTTCTTGGACGCAGCCTCACGTCGCTGGGACTTATCTTCAGTCCATGCCTCGTTTTCGGGCGTGGATGGATCGTCAGCTACGAAGTGACCGTCCTCTGTACGTGCGCGTTTGCGTGCCATTGAGCTTCTCCTTTGGGATTGTCTGTTCATTTATGGGGTTTATATGCGGTGTAGTCGTCCCTAATGCGAAAGGGCCACGCATAAGCGCAGCCCTCTCTAGTCGTGTAGCTATCTGGGAGGATTAAGCTACAGCGTTCCAGTTCTTGATGTAATGGTGCGTTTTGTCTTGAAGCAATTCCAAACCACATTCGGTTAGGTACTCGTGCTTGACTGCATCCATATCATTCGCTTGACGATCACGAAGCAACTGTGTGTCGCGACCTTCCATGAAACGATACTTTAAGTGAGGGAAATCAATGATCACCGCCGCGTTGTCCATCCCTGGCACCTGACGGAATTGTGGGTGCAAATGCACCATCAAGTCGCCTGCAAAGGTTGAATAGCGAGTAAGGTTCACACCGTACGTTCCCTCGACAACAGTTGGCTGCCAACGGTCTTTGCCAAACTTCTGAAGGTGGCCTGCAACTTTAGCGCCGCAGAACATGATCTTCTGGTTTGAACCGAAAGCGAACACGTCCTCGATCAGAGCGCGGTCAAACTGGTCTTCAGTCATTGCGCCTGATGCAGTTGATCGGTCATTCACGTTAGTGATTGTGTTGATCAAGCCGCCTGTGTAGCGAGTTGGCTGTGAAGAAGAGGCATTAGCTTCATGCTTTTTGCCGAAGAACATAGCGCGCTCAATGTCTTGCATGTGCAATTTGAGAGCTTTAGTCGCCATCTCGTCTTCTTTGTCGCCTGTACGAAGGTTAGTCGCACGCAAAGTTTCTGTAACTGTGAAGGCAGTACGGAAAATTTGTGTGAAGTTGGACGCCACGCTCGCATCGAATGAGATGCCAGTTGGTGATGTCGCGCCTTCTTCGTACGCTGTACCCGCGATGAACAACTCAGCACCGTCAGCGATAGACGCTGCGCCGCCGCCGATGGCACGCTCAACAGTAAGTTGAGTTGCTGTGCTGTCAGCCGTTGCACGCATTACTTCGCCAGTCGCTGAGTTCACGATAAGTGTACCAGCTACAGCAAACGTACCAGCGTCGTTGTCAGTGATAGTAATTGTAGTTGCGCTGTTTGTTGCAGCGCCATTAGCTACCAATGCACGAGCGGGAAGTTCGTCGCGGAAGTTCTTATACTCTGGATCGTCAGTGGCTTCAGAAGAAGTCATTGACAACAATGCGTTGAGGGGTGCGTTGCCATTTGGCTCCAGCAGCGAAAATAATTCGCGATAGTTCTTAGGGCGGAAGTCGTTTGTAAACTGTCCAGTGCCCCGCAGTCCTTGAATACCAGCCATTGCTAGTCTCCTTTAGGTTTAGGTTACATTTATGCGAGGTACTCAAGATCACGCGGAACATTCACGCGCAGACCCTTCGTCCCTTATGCAACATCGACGTAAAGGGAGCCGTAGCGCCAATCGACATTAACTAGATATTGTCAGAAAACTTTGTAGTGGTCGTCCCACATGAAAAAAAATCGGCCCGAAGGCCGACTTTTCCTAACCCATACGGCGGTTCATAGCGCCTGCTGCAAGTCGTGCGAGGGTATCATCACCGCCTGTTTCGGCTGCTTGGCTAGTCGGCCCGCCCGCTTGAGAGCGTAAGTACGCCTCACGACGGCCTGCCATTTCGCGTAAGCGTTCGAACTCAGGCGTATTCATTTGGTTTTTAAAGTCGTTGATGACTTTCTCAGTAAGGCTGGTGTCAGCGAAGTCCTCTGCTGTGTACCCACGTTCCAAAGCATACGCACGGAAGTCGTCGATAGCCTCATCAGGAAGCCCTGCTGCTTGCTGCGCACGATCCAAGTTGTTTCGGATGGATTGCATGATAGCCTCTTCACGAGAGCCGATAGCCTGATCTCGACTGTCGTTCCCCTGCTGACCAGCTTGTTGTGCTTGCTGTAGGATCTTCTGCATCATCTGCATCTGAGAACCCATAGCCTGCTCCATACGTCCCATGCGGTCATATTGCTCACGATAGCCTGGTGGTAAAGAGATAGCATTTTCGTCTTCGTACTTCGAAAACTCTTCCGCCAGCTTTGCGGACATTGCAGCAGCGTCACCTTTTTGTGCGGTAACTGGCTGTGCGACCCCTGGCTGTGCTGGGCGGTCGTTGCCCATCTGAGTGTTCTTAGTCATTGACTTCAAAGCTGCCGCCATAAGTTTGGCAGTGTCCTCGGCGTTGCGGCCCGTCTTCTCCATAACTAAGTTAGCTATGTCGTTGATAGGCTTCATCTGAGCTTGCTTGTAGTTGAGGTCGCGATAGCGTTCGTACGTACCCGCAATCTGAGAAGGCGAAAGCTGACGGTCTTCTTCGCCAATCTTCACATTGTAGATGACCGCTTCAGCTTGCGTTTTGTCGCCCTCTGTTTCGGGAGACGCCGCAGAGATCGCCTTCTCTTGGGCGGTTTCTGGCGCATCCTTCGGTGCGGAAGGTTCTGGCGCAGGGCCGCCCATTTGGCGTGCTGCGATGCGTGCTACTTGGTCGTTATCCATTTTAGGTTCAATGGCCATGTTAGTTCCTTTCTGAGCGGCCTTGGCGGCTCGTGGCTTCATCAAGTGAAAGCTCACCCTCTAGTTTAAGGATGAGCCGTTGGGGCAGATTGAGCATTTGCTCTGCTGCCCATATTGCGCCTCGCTGAAAGTCCATCTGCTGTTGCGTCATTTCTTGGGTACGAGCCATTTGCAAAGCAAGCTGAAGGATCTCTTCCTTCATCACTTCGTTTATGGTCTCCCACCCTTTACTTTCAGAAAGCTCTTTTATGTTTTTAATGTTGCTTTTGATGTTCATGGTGAATGTGTTTGGTTACTTGGCTTTCAAGCCAGAAGGCTTTTTCTTGACTGGCGCTTTGCCAGCTCGAACGGGGGAACACGCTTTCTTCTTGACCGCGCTTTTGGCTTTTCCGTACTTCATTATTTCTTTCCTTTTTTCCACGAGATACGTTTCGAACTTGTTTTCTTCTTGGCGGCGCTGTTGCATTTCGCCTTAGTCGGGCGGCACGCTGGATATGACTTGCGAGTTTCACCCTTCTTGCGACCGCAGGGCTTGCCTGTCTTGCAATCTATCCAGCCCTCACCTCCGTTTTGAGCGAACCAGGTGCGTAGACTATTTTCTTTTGCCACTTTTGTTCCCCCAGTTCTTTGCGCCAACTTTTCGGCACTTTGAAACTGCGCCAGATGCGTACGCGCTGGGCCAGACCTTGTATCGTGACTTCACCTTCTTTGCGCAGGCGTCGAGCTTTTTCTTGGCGGGCTTCTTGGCCATGATCTATCCTTGCGTACAGGGGCAGTCTTTATGCTGCATCTTGCCTGTCTGAGTTTTCTTGCCGAGCTTCTTTACGGCCTTGGATGTCTTCGCCATTTATTGCACCCCTCTTGGATCTCTACTGCCGAACAATCGAACGTAAGTCATGTCGTCGGTATATGCTTCAGCCCATCTGTTTTCGGTGAACGTGGCGAAAGTGATAAGTTTAGCAGTGTGCTCAATCACGTTCTCTAAATCCACTTTCATAGACACTACGTCAGCCTCGACGTATTCTATTCTGTGAGCCTGCTCGCTGATCCACCAAACACCGCCAACAAGCTGTGCAGCCATTGCAAGCACCAATGCGAGAGGTACTTTGAGATCTCCCATGTCAACAGTTCCACGCTTTTCTTGACCAGTAGTTTGCACTCAATTTATTGCTACCGCCCTTGATGCCACCAGAACGCGCACAGTAAGATTTCTTGCGAGCTGGCTTGGACTTCTTGATGGTCATCTTGCTGTCACCAAAACGAACAATCTTTTCCTTACCGCCCGAACATGCCTTCACAACAGACTTCTTCTTCGAGCCTGCTGGGGCGCGACGAGGTTTGTTGCACGGCATAGACTTTTTACTGAGCGGTTTTTTGGCCATAGGGACTGTCTCCTTATTAGCAATTTATGACTGAAGGGGATCAGTGTCGTCCTACTTCAAGGCTTCAAGAATACGAGGCCAGATAACCTCTGGCGGCTCCTTTGAGAAAACATAGCCGCCCACTTGAGTAGCCAAACAGATACGAGTGCCAGTAATAGATGGATTACCCTCTTCGTCATGTGGGCCTAGCATAGCCGTTTCTGTGTACATTACTTGGGAAACGTCCACATGGTGAGTGATGTCATGTTGGTCAATGTAAGGAATGAATTTCATCTTTAGTCCTCTGAGGGTAAGGCTGCGGCCTCTGTTGGTGAAAGTGGCATAGCGGGTACATTCGAGTAGTCGTCCTCGATTGTATCTGGAACCGTTGAAGGAAGGTTGCGAAGTGCCTCGCGGTATGTTGACCAATCGGCACGAGCCGTTGAGAACGCTGCAAAACTAGCAGCGTCCTCTATTTTACGAAGCATATCCACGTCACTTATGGCTAACTTCTCGTCGCGGGTTGCCCGCATGTTTTTAATAAGGAGATTACGATCTACGGTCATTATTACTCTCCATTGTATTTCATGTTCGGATTTTCGGAGCAGTAGGTGAACGGGAAGCTGCGGTCAGTCCCGTCTGCGCCAACACCCCAGATGATACGAAGACCTCCTGGTGCGCCGTGTCCGCCGCCAGAGCTTGTGCCTGATCCACCGCCGCCGCCGCCATGAAGGCCACCAACTCGGTGATAAGTGCCGTTACCGTTTTCCGCGCCGCCCGTGTATGGGTTTTCGCCATACGCGCCTCGCGTACCGCCCGAACCGCCGCCACCGCCGCCGTAGAAGCAAGGGGAGCCAAAGTTGTACGAAGACCAGTTACCTTGGTTGGCTGCGTTCCCGCTGCCCGCGTGGGGTGAGGTACGAGGGACGGCGTTAGTGCCAGAACGGTCCCCTCTCGCGCCTTGACCATCTAGGCCAACGCCGCCGCCACCACCCTCGCCATGCGTGGAAGAATATTCGTAGCCATTGCCACCGCCGCCGAACGAGCCTTGTTGGCTATGGCCGTGAGTTTGCCTGTTTCCCTGATACCCTGGCATACCCATACCTTCACGGTTTCCAGAAGCATAGTAACCCGCTCCGCCACCATAGTGCCACATAGTGCCAGTACCATCGTCTACGGGAGAGCCTTCGTTAGCATTCACTCCAAAACCGCCACTATCACGACTGTCGTTTTGACCGTATGAGTTGCCTTTTTCCCAATAAGTAAGGTCATTCATAGTTAAGCCAGCACCAATGCCATTCGTCCGACCGTTGGGACTGCTGCTTTGAAAAGCATTATAACCACCGCCTTGAGCGAAGATAATAAAATCTGTATTGGCACCACCAGAATGCCGCTTCAGCCAAGTGCCTCCCGCGCCATAACTGCCATTATTGCCTTCACCCTGTCTTCCCAACCCCCAGCACCATTGCATAACTTCGCCAGGGGTTGTTGTAATTCCGTTCATCCAAGCTAAACCGCCCGACCCACCGCCATCTGAGGCCCAGTTGTACGCGCCACCAGAACCGCCGCCCACACAAACAACCGCAATTTTTTCAACCCCCTCTGGGACTGTCCAGTATCCAGAGACATATCCATAGTTGCTGTTGGAGACATTCAAGTTGCCGCCACCAGGGTAAATGCCCATAATTCCGTTTTTCCAATACGGACGCGTATCGTTGTAATAAGATAGGTTTTGGTTCCAGTTCAGTTCGGGGTGACAACCATACCCATCATTATGTGCGTAAGGCGATGTGTCTTCTGCTATGTCCCATACTCGACGGAGTGCGCCAGAACCTTTGATGGGATTAAACCAAGTATCTTCATCGCCCAGGCTATATTGTTGACTGCTGTTATAATACGTCCTTGCATTTGTCGGCCCGAACACACGCGAACCATATGCGTCACCGTATGCTATGCTGTCAGTGAAGACCTGAGACACTGTGCCGTATTCGCCAAGGTCTACTGTTACCGTGAAGGTGTGAACAGTTGCAGCCGCTTGAATGTCGCCAACGGAAGCAAGGTAAACGCGGCCCGTATCAGGCTCAATGATAGGCGTGACACCCGAATTAAAGCCGCTGACGTTTGACAAGCTGTAAGTCGCGCCTGAGTAAGAAGTAGTTGGACCCGCTGCGATTGTAACTTCCGTAGGAGTATTACGAATGAAACGCGCTGGGAGGGAGGTGCTAGACCAAACAGGTGTAGTGCCTGAAGGCAGAACTTTAAGAACGTATGTGAACTCAACTTGCTCGGCTTCAGTACCTTGTGGGTAGGTTACTTTGACCTTGAAAGAGTTGGTTCCCACAGAAGATGGTGTCCCGTAAAAACGTGCTTCGCCCTTGTCAGTGTTACTGCTGTCACTATTTTCCGAAAAAGTGATGCCAGCAGGGAGTGCTGTATCGCCATTCAGAAATTCGTAAGTGACTTGACCAGTTTCAGTCTCGAAAGCGTTGTCGATGTAAACATACTGGTCCTTTGTAGGGATAGAGGTGTTAGCATCAAGGGTTACGGTGATAGTGCTGCCGTTAGCTATAAAGCCATCGTGGTTGGCGTTGCTTGTATCTGGGTGGCCCTTTGCAATCTTTACTAAACCACCGACTGCGACAGCAGCCGCAGCCGCCCCAGAGCCACCACCAAAGGTGTACTCTGAGCCGTTAATCTTTTTGGGTCTACGGATACGTGCCATGTTTGCTTATTCCTCGATGCCGTGAACGCGAACCACAACTTGATCCTCGTCCGTAGTTACAATTACTTGCTCGCCTTCAGAGGCCATCACGGCTGTGCGCTCAAGTATTTCACCACTGGCAATTTCAGAAGTTTCATACTTGTCCACGAGAGGCAGTGCATAGAAACGCTTTTCGCGCATGAAGGCGTTGCCGTCGAAGGTCAGATCATAGCGCCGATCCGCATCGCCGTTGTCAGCGTTGTAGATATTGACGGTTGCAAGGGCTGTTTCTGTGTCGTGAGGTGCAACAGTATCTTCGTTTACGATTGAAATCGCGTAGCCCATATCGGTGTGGTTCGGGCAGTAGAAGTACAGTGTGTCAGGAGCCGATGAAGGGACTTCCCACTCGATGATGCGGGCTTGGCCGTTGTAGGTCGCATGGCCGCTAACCCAGTCAGCATTGGTTGTGGAAGTTACTGCGAACGGAGCTGTAGCAGTAGGGTTGCCCATCATGAAGGTCATGCCTGTAGAGTAAGGCGTGCCGTTTGAATGTGGCCCACCGCGCACTTCAGAGAACTGTAGTGGATGGCCGTTGTTACCAGCGGCAAGCTGATGCAAGCGATACGTACGACCGCGTACGAAGGTAAGCTCTGTTACGTTAGTGGAAAGGTCGTCGTTCACGAACTTGTTCTGAGCGTCAATGCTGGCGACCGAGATGCCGATTGGCTGGGCCGCGTAGCTCTTAGCTACAGTCCAAGTCACGCCAAGATCCGAGGAGCTTTGCTTCTCGCCTGTCGATGTAACAATAACGAAGTTCGAACCTTCTGCGCGAATATCAACCACGTTGTCGTATGTGACGCCCGCTGGGAAGTCGAATACGCTGTAGCCAGTAGTCGGGAACGGAGCTGCTGCTGTGTACGCAGCGTACGCAACCTTGTTTCCTGAGTAAGCAATGTAAAGGTTGCCCTCGCCTACGGTGGAGCCTTCGATAGCTGCCGCACCAATCATGTATCCTGAGATACCTGTAGGTGGTGACATGGTGTTGGACTGGAACTCGGCCTGAGTTTCTGGCGTGTCGTCGTTGGACATGTAGTTAAAGCCAGTAGTTGTGCCGATGATGAAGCGCTCTTCAGCAGTTTTGACGCCAGCAATCTTACTGATAGCACCCAAACCCCAAGTAAAGGCAGAGCCGTAGGTCGCACCAGTCGCACGGTAATCCGCAATCGAGTTCACAACTGAGCCTGCGCCGCCAGGAACGCCCTGTACGTAAGTAAGAGCAAAGGCCGCGTCTTGGTTTGTGGCCCAAAGAATGTTGTCTGTGGCGGTTTGACCGTAGTTTGACGCCGCTGTAGTAGCAGCCCCGCCTGAGAAGTAGTTGTCGAATGTATATACGCCACCGTCAGGAGCGGAACGTACATAAAGCTCGCCGCCATTGTAGAATGGAAGCGGGTTGCCAACTGCTGATGGGTTGCTGACTAAGAAGAAATTGCCGTCAGCATTTGCTGTCTGCAAAGTTTCAATCTTCTTAGAAGCGATGGGGCTGGACGCTGTGTTAGCAGCGACTGGCTCAACAGGCGTGGTCTTGAGCGCGGTCATCATCTTAGATGTGCTCTTGCCAATCAAGTCGAGGGTGTTGTCTGTGTCAGCAGAAACCCATGCTTTGTTGTAGTTTAGAGGCGCGAGGTAGTTTTCGAAGTCCCGCGTCTGGTAGGTTTTGTCCGATACGTACACGTTCACAGTGGCAGCGTTGCCACCGTTGTTCAGTACGTTGATGTTAAAGGTCGAAGTTCGTGAAGCGGGTACAGTGTAAACTACTTCCGTATCGCGAGCATTTACGACCTTTTTTCCTAATAGTCCGTTTGCCATGGTTGTCCTCGTTTACGATTGTGACAGGAAAAAGACCTTAGACGGTGACATCGCGTAAGCGTTCAACGCTGACTGGATGCTTGTCTGTAGGCCGTTAAGAGCGTTCTGCTCGGTTGCCGATGCTGCCTGCACGGCGCTTACTTGCGTGGAGCCTTCAGATTGTACGTCAACAATCTCCTGATCACCCGCTGTTTGGACGCGCGATAGTTGCGTATCCCCTTCTGACGACACTGCCGAAAGGTTGGCGTTGCCGTTAAAGATCTCGATCATACGCGCCAAGTACACCAAGTCGGCGTTGGGCGTTGATGCTGTTAATGTGGTCAAGCGCTGGGCAAGTTCGTCTGCGAGAGCCTGCTGGTTTGATACCGAAATGTTTGGCATTAGAGAGAACTCCCGTTGAATAGCTCACCGTGCAGTTGGGCCAGTAAGATGCCCTGCTGGATCACGGTTGGTGTGGTTTGGTACGCTTGGTTCGCATAAGTTTGAGAGAGGTCTCGCGCACTCTGCGCGTCGTCTCTGGCTGCCTCAGATGCTGACTGAGCAAGTGCCGTGGCAGTTTCAGAAGCAAGGGCTTCCTGCGCACTCTGCTCTGCATCAGCCCGCTTCACTTCCATGTCGGAAAGAGCAGTGGCTTTGAAGTTAGCTAAGTCAGTGAATAGCTGCGTAAAAGATGCAACCTCTTGGAAATCCCCGTCCGTACCAATACGAAGCTCCAAGGTCTGTGTGTCATTCTCGTTTGTGTAACGAAACTCAAACGCGTCGATGTCACCAGTCGCGTCATCGAACAACTTGCCCATCAGAGTAGCAAGCGGTAGGCCGCCCTTCTCTGCATCCTCAAGATAAGTATCAAGAAGCGTAATGCCCGTGTTCTGCGAGCGGAAGTTTAGCTGTTCTGAAGGGACGCGTGTGCGTGCCATTAGCTTTCCTCGTCCATCTGTTTCGCGATACTGGCCAATTTCGCTGCGCGGCTTGATGACATTTCAAGCAGTTCTTCAGTGTTCGACATCCGACCCGCTACATTACCCATATCGCGCTGTAGGCTTTCTCTAGTTGCCAATATTGCAACACGAAGGGCCGCTATGTCGTCCTTAATAGGTTTTAATTCTTCGTGGATACGAGCGTCGATGTACTCGCGAGTTACCGCGTCCACCTGTGATGCCCAGTGCTTGCTGTTTACAGGGTTCGTCATTGCTTCGGAGCCTCTTTCATTGGTACTAGGTTGCCCTTCTCAACTTGACGCTCGATGTCTTCTTGGGACTTTACGTTCGCGCCGCGAGCTTTCTCCATCATCAGCATCTGTTGTGACGGGGTTGGGCCTTGAGCCTGCTGCTCCTTGTTGATCTTGAACTGGTCAAGGTCAGAGACGCCCATGGAGCGGATTGCTTCCTCGACGATCTTGCCGCTGTTGTACTCCATGGCCATGCCCGTCTCGTTAAGAGTGCGGAGCATCGTGATCCATGTCTCAGCGTTGCGAGTTGGCTCCAAGGGAAGCGTACCGTCTACGACGAGGTACTCAATGTCGCCCTGGATGTCTTGAAGTTTGAAGTCGAGGTATCCGTCCTTCACCATGTCGGCCACATTCCCCGCACTATCACTGTCAGATATGCGGATGGAGCTTTCGGGAGCGAAGAAGTCCTGTACGTTGGCAACCATCATGCGAACCATAGGACGCACAGAGGTGGCCGAAATCGTACGAGCGAGTACGCCGAGGCGTTGTGAGCCTAATTGGGTAAGACGTTGGATCTCTGTGGCTGTACGAATGCCGTCTGCCGTAGGCATACCCTGCTGCGCATCAGATGCAGCAGATACACGCTGCTTCAGACCCGACATCGCCTCAATATCGTTCCAATGACCCCTAGTTACGTCAGGGATCTGGCTAATAAAGACGCCCTCACCTGGCTTTACCCCAGGTAAAGTACGCACAATGCCGTGTGGATTGCGGTCAATTAGGTCTCCAATCGCAATTTGCGTGGGATCTACGAACATTAAGTTGGTCAAAGCGGCCTGTACGTTGTCGATACGTGACCTAAGAAGCCATGTCGCTACGTCGTGCAGAGGAAGAAGTAGATCATACAACGACTGCGAGTACGTTTTGTGTGCGTCGTGGTACAGACCGCCTATCACGACAGGGAACTGCCTGCCGTATGGGTTGAGTTGGCAACGGATAACCACGTTCTCGTCGAGAATTGTGATGCACATCCATAACTGTTCGATCTGAGGTACGCCGATTTCGTACCCAGCAAGGCGAACCCACATCTCATCAACTACACGACTGTCTCCGAGGGCGAAGAATGTACCCCCACTCTCACGACGGTTGCGCTCGGCAGGGTCAATGCTTAGTCCTCGTCCCGCTTCTTTATGCCATCTATGTCCGTCCCACCCACCACTAGGAGGTGTGAGGCGGTTTCTGAGGGATGGGTACTGCTTGAGCTTGGGGTACATGCCTGTTTGCATGAGTGCGTCATAAGAAGAGAAGTCAGAAAAGATGATGTACTGCATCCGCTCCCAATCTCCCCACTGGACACGGGGGTCGTGGAAAACGCGGCGCGGGTCGAAGTTGGTGATTTGGTTTGTTCGCGAGGAAGCATCCCACGTAACTTTCGTGGGTGCGTATCCGTACCGAATGCTGTCAAGAAGATGTTGGGCAAGGCGAGCCTCTCCTGCTGTTCTGCGCATCTGCTGATGAAGTAGGCGCTCAATAATCTGAGACCCCTTCCGAGACTTGCGGTTCAAGCCCTCCAACTGAAACATAGGGTTTCGGCCCGTAAGAGCCGACATCAGGTACGTAAGCACAGTATCTGCAATAGCGCGTGTGTCTGCAATGACCGCCTTCTCACGAAACTGTGTCGCGTGAGGATCTACGTACACATCATGTGCCCGATCCGCCTGCGTCCAGTGGTCGTAACGACGTGAAATGCGGTCGTATGACATCTGCATAGCAGAACGAGCATAATCAACTATGCGTTGTTCCTGTTCATCAGTAAGCATCGAGGAAATATCCTCGTATGCCATGAGAGCATTAGCGTGTTCGGACAAGTCAACGATGATGCCATCGCTCTCAGGTACGAAGTCCGCACGGTAATTTGTGTTAGTCAGTGCCATAAGAAAACATTTACTCCTATAATTGTACCTCAGTCGTCCTTATTCACCCCAGCCACGCCACGCGGAGCTGAGATTGTTTAGGTCGGACTTTTGGTTCCATAAACTGTCGCTCGACTTGGGAAGCGCGAACGATGGAGGTGCGTAATATTCACCCGTTGCTGGGGTGCGGGCGAGAACGTCTAGGCCAATGGTCATGGCGTCTACGATGTCGTCGTGAGTACCAGCAGGAAAGGTTTGCATCTCGTCGTGG